ATCCTCAGCATCATTTTTCATTAAGAATGCAGTGATTAGATTTGTTACTTCATCTGGTGTATCTATTATATCAAATGCTTTACCATATTGTTTAGGTAAATCCTTAGTTTCATTTATATATTCTTCTGCTAATAAATCATCTTGTAATGGATCCCAAGCATTCTCTCTAATCCAAGCTGTTACAATATATTTTTCACCAAATGCTACTCGTTCTGCTGTATGTTTAGCTGCAGGTTGTAATTTACCATCTTCTTTTAAATTATCCCATGTTAAAGCACATCCTGTTAAAGGCATAAATGATCTATCTACTGCTGGAAATGTAGTCCAACCACCTTCCATCTCCATATTTAGAAATATCATTAGTGTTTTAATTCTATTACCTGAATGTAAACCGAATTTCTTTATATTTATTGAGTCAAAACCATCATGATGCTCATTAAAATAACCATCTTTAACATATTTTTGTCCTTGTAAACCTTCCATTTGATTTACATTAACACCTAATTCCTTAGCTATTTTCTTTTTTAATGCCATTACCATTTTAGAGCAATCGCATAAATAAGCTGTTTGTGATTTTCTAGAATCATCGACTACTCTTTCACCACCTAAACCAACTGTAGATTCGTTTAAGTCTTTGTCAATTAATCCTATAAGGTTTTTACACTCATCTCGTGTAATAAATTCTGGTAGTAATTTAAGATCCCAATTACCTAGGGGTTTTTGTTGCATTGATTCTTTTAGATCCACTGTATTTAAATTTATAACTTTGAGGCAAGTCGTTATATATTAATTTTTCTTGCTCAAATTGATTATTAGCATATTCTTTTTTATCTTTCTTATTGATAGGTACTAGTCTTATCATTCTATAATTCTTTGGTTTTTGATCCCCTAGTACGCTTACGTCTAACGGTAACTGGAGGTTTCGTGGTAGTTTTCTTCGTTTCATAACTAGGTTTTTGCAATTCCTTTAAGTATTCTCTAACCTGCTGTCTTATATAGCGTTTATTTAATGGCTGTAATTCTTTCATCACATCATAAACTGTATCGCGACATTTGTCTCTCTGCAGTATAAACGTAATTTTACGGCTTAAATACGCTGCTATAGCACGGTATTTGAAAATAAATATTGTTGTTGCTGAACCTATGATTGTACATGCGGCTGTAAATAGCCAATAATTTCTTAAAATTTCTTCTGTCATTGTTTTATATTTTTACTTGTTAATTTTTCTTTTAATTCTAATAATGCAAAACGAATATCCTTACTTAGTCGCTGAGGTGTTATTCTTGTTAATTTACTAATTTCAGCAACTGTTAATTGTTCCATATAATGTTTCTGAATGAGGTATTTGTCGTAAAAATGTAACTCATTAATTAGTAAAGGTAATTGATCTTTCATGTTAGTCCAAACATCACCCTCATCGTCTGCAGCCTCAGCGTAACCAATCTTGGAGGAGTAATCATAGTCATCAAAAAGCACTCTATGAGACTCAATGTGCTTTCTATGTTTACTATAAAATGGACTGGTTGAAGAACGAATTGCTAATGACATAGCTGAGGTAAGGTATCGTTCTAATGCTGAGACTTTTTTAGACGGAGTAGTAACAATGGTATACTTCTTTTCTATAGGCTGATTTAGGAAATATAAAACCGTATGAGATACTAAGTCAGCACCCCATTTTTCATAATTATAAGTACAAATCTTTTGAGCGTTGACAAATAATTGATTAGTAACAGCTTCTAATTCGCTATTTACTATTGATTCCATTTCAGTCTTAGATAGTGTGGTGTCCATTGTCCATTTTTATACGTCGTCAATATACGCTTCCCCCGTTACGTTGCCTAGTAGCCTTTGTTTCTCTCTCGTTTCTTATTGCCTTTTTTCTTTCCCTCAGTTATAAATATTGACTTACTTTTCAAAACGCAGAGAGAGTTGTGAACAATTTATGAACAAGGGTATCCCTTTTATCAATACCCAATATCTTTTATTGCCTTTATACCTTTATAGCCTTTGTTTATCATACCAATTAGTAGACTAAGGCATTTATTTAAATGTTTAAATGTTATATTAAATATTTTAAACACATATATGTTCAAGGTAATAAAGATTTCTGTGGGAGGCACGCTATTTTAAAAAAAAGGTGAGGATGCCTCTGTGGGAGCATCCTCTTAGACCAAGTTCATAGCTATGTCTTACCTTATCCGTTTAATTTTCTAACTAGCAATCCAAATGATTGTAATCTAGTTCCAGCATTATCAATACAAGCACCATACCATATTGTTTGATCTTGTGTCCAATCAATATTATATATTTCTATTGGATCTCCTCCTGCTGTAGTTGATGAATATGTTTCATTTCCATTACCTACAATCCATACTGCTGTTTCAGTAGCTGAAATAATATGTAATGTTTTCTGGTAGTAAATTGCACCATCCCCTGATGTTTGATTACCTGCTATTTGATTACCAGATGCGTATGAAGCTCCTATTGTAACATTACCTGGTGTTTGATATATAGCTGTATAAGTAGTTCCTGATGATGATGTTTTCTTATCCATAGCTCTAACTTCAACAACATCTCCTACTGTATAAGTACCTCCAGCAATTGATGCTGTTTGGAATATTGTATCACATCCTGGCGCTGTAGCTTGTGTATAATCCGTTGGTAATGATTGTTGTGAAACAATACCACCACCTCCGCCGCCTCCTGCAGCAGCCCATTCAATTCCACCATTAGCATTAGATGTTAATACTTGTGCTGATGAACCAGTGCTTGCAGAAGAATCATATAGATTTACTTGTTTTGAACCTGATGCTCTTTGTATAATAGGAACGAATGCTGAACCAGAATACATTTGTAATCCCATCTTATCATCATCCATTCTTAATGCTATACCTGCATCCGTAGTTGTATTTGCAAATCTTATACTACCTGTTTCATTTAAATTTTCGTGAATATATCTTGCTGATCTAGATCCTTTATCTTCAATTTTAAAATCACCAGATACTTGATTTTCTTTAACAATACTAAATTGCGCTCCGCCTCCATTTGTACCAGTAACCCATTCAAAATCTCTTTTTGTTTCGAATCTAACATTTGTTTGACCATCTGATTTTAGTAAACCAACGTTTGAACCACTAAATTGTAATGTAGGACCCTCAGTAAATGAAGATTGTGCATCATCTTGTATTACTAATGTTGCATTTTGTCCTGCTACATTTTTTCTAACTTTAGCATTACCTAATATTTCTAATGGGTATGTTTCATCTGTTTCAACACCTGTACTTAATACTGTACTACCTGTTACTGCTAATGAACCTGTTATTTGTGCTGATCCTGTAAATGGAAATGCTGCTCCTCCAGCTGCCGTTTCCCATTTAGCTTTACCACTTGCGTCTACACCAATTACTTGACCTACACTACCTGTGCTACTAGCTAATTCTATTGAACCAGACATTGTTAATTTATTACCGTCTTGTATTTTTAAATCAGTAGATGCATTTAATACTCCTGCTGATCCTGATGACCATAACTTAATGGTATCTGCTCTACCTACTGATGTACCACCCCATGCTAACATATGAACTGTATTACCTAATCCTGTAAATGCTGAACTAGCAAATTGAATATTAGACGTGCCTGGGTCATCAATAGTAAAAGCGTTATATTGATTACCTAACATAGCACCAGAAGTATCAGTATGAATAATCATATTACCATATTGAACTGGTGTTGTTGCATTACCTAATCTTACTGCATCTGAAGAAAATGCTGCTGCATTTTGTCCTGCAAATATACTAGTGCTTCCTACAATTGAACCTGTAACATTTACAGATCCAGCTTCTACTATTACATCTCCAGGTCTAGTACCTTTTCCTACATTTAATGCTGGAACGAATACTGTATCAGCTTTATCTGCGCCTATATTTTTACCACCTATTACTACTGATCCTGTAATATTACTATTTACTTGGTTAAATTGTCCTCCAATAACTCCTGAATGTTCAGTACCACTAGCAACAGTATTTTGATTACCACCTAATATAAATGTTCTTGTACCTGCTAATGTATTTTGATATCCACCTGCTATTATTGATGTATCTACATTTGTTAGTGATGATCCTGCTGCACCTATAATTGCTGAATATGCACCTGAGTTAATTGCATTAGTTTCACCACCAACTATAACATTATCTTCTCCGCTTCCATTAATTGCGTTACCATCACCTACAACAAATGCGTTTTGTGCTGATGCATTTATTGTATTTCTACCAGGTATATTACCTAAACTTACTGAACCAGTTACTATTAATGATCCTGTTATTTGTGCACTTCCTGTAAATGGAAATGGATCTACTGCTGCTCCGGTTTCCCACTTAGCATTTCCTGCTGCATCTACTCCTATTACTTGTCCTACTGAACCTGTACTACTTGCTAATTTTATTGAACCAGACATTTCTAAATCACCACCATCTTGAATATCGATGTTTGAAGTGAATAATGTAAAGTCTTTGTCTACTTGTGTTCCAGAAATAGCATTACCTGCTGCTACAACTGAACCTGTAATTCCATTTTGTACTAGATTATTTTCACCTCCTATAATACTATTATATTTTCCACCTTGAATTGTATTACTAGTTCCTCCAAGTATACTTGACCAGGTAGTACCCGTTTGTATTGTATTAGATTCACCAGCAGCTATAACGTTTCTTTCTGCACCACTTTGAATATCATTATTTACTCCACCTACTACAACACTACTTGCTCCTGAATTAGTATGAGAATTTCCTCCAATTATTGCGTTATCAATTTTTGTAATTAAATTATTACCATTACCTGTTACTAAACTACCTGAAAGGAAAGTTGAACCAGTAACTGAAAATCCTAGATTTGCTTGATTACCTGCAGTTAATACTGATTGTAAATTTTGATCTGGGGCATGTGATGCTGATAAAGCATAAGATGCACTTAAAGCACTATCTGCTCTTGATGCTGATACTGCTCTTGAAGAAGATACAGCATATGAAGCACTAACTACTGAATCTGCCTTTGAAGCAGAAATAGCGTATGATGCTGATACAGGAATAAATTCTGTACCTGTAGCTGTTGCTAGTACATTAAATGCTCCACTTGCGGAACGCTGTACTAAATTTTGAAATGATTGACTTATATAAAGTCCTGATAAATCTTGTGCCATAATTATATATCGTATTTAGTTGGTCCTGGAGGTGGATACGCAGGATAAGCTGAATTTACAATTGGTAAACCTGCTTGTCTTGCTAAGTTCATATATACTGCTCTAGTATTCCTCTGCATTACAATAGGTGATCTATATTGACTACCATAGTCAGGTATAAATTGATATAGTAATGTATTTTGACCTAATTCAGGATACACTGCTAAATTTTCTGTTAAAAATCTAGACAGTTGATCTGCGTAAAATTGTTGTTTATTAAAAATGCTCTGACGTTTAGCATCGTACATACTTCTATCTACATTAACGCTATTTTCACCCCCTGTAGGAGTTAATAATCCGTTATTTCTAGTTCTTACCATTACAGCCTCTGTAATATTATACAATGCAGCATAAACTAATGCCGGCTGAATGTAATCGTCAATTAATGTTGTATATGATCCTGATACACTGTTGTTATCAATTTTTGTAATTAAAGTATTATATAGCATAGTTCCTATAATAGGTTGTATAGCTATATCTTGTGCTTCTCTAATTCCGTTTACCATTAAAGCATCATCTACTGATTCATTTATATCACTAAATGCTCTAACTTTTGCTTCGCTAATTAATAATGTTGTTGTCATATATCTATTCTGTTAATGGTGCGTCACTATTTATTTGATCATCTAATTCTTTTTCATCTTCTATATTTGCATCTTGAGATACTACTACTTCTGCTTCATCTTCATCTTCATACTCAAATAATGGGTTTTTCTGTATCACACCTAATGTTACTTCTCCGTAATTAAAAGATAATAATCCTTCAAATACGCCTAATATACTTTGTTGGAATGGTAATACAACTGTATTTAAAAACAATCTATATGATGTTTCTATTTCTTCAGCATTGTTACCTAATCCTGTATTTGATTTAATACCTAAAAGCATTGGACTTGTTATACGATGACTCGTTAAAATTTTCTGTGAAACAACGTCATTTAACGTGGTATAATAATCATCCGCCCCATTCTGTGGAATTGGAGTTATATCAGGTTTAAGCGACGGATCTGCAACATCCATGTATAACATATTTCCTGCATTACTAGTACCTTCGTACTGTAATCTTAACATGTTTTCTATAGCCATTCGTTCCTCATCATTTGCATTTGTATAAGTTGTAATTGCTAATGATGGTGCTAAACCATTTTTAATATTTGATATGTGGAAATTATCTACCTCTTGATCTAAGTCTATTACTTTAGAACCACCTACGTAATCAGGTAATGGATAGTATCCTTGTCCTGGTCTGTATGGGTTATGGTATAATAATTGTTTTGCTTCCTCACTACGTTTTTCTAAATTAAAAGGAGGTAATTGAGGTAATTTTTTATCGTCTTGTTGAATATTATAATTCCAAACTGGTTTCCACTCGTTTGAAATATAAAATCCTGGTATTTTATTGCGATCGTTTTTCTCCATAGCTCTCACGTGTGAGAAATCTACATGATAAATCTCCGCAATACGGCTTCTATCTCTAGAGTAAATAATTTCTAAAGCATATCCACCAAATAATTTATAATCTAAAGCTACTTTATTGTAGATATCATTCCATGATTCTCCATCTCTATTAGCTCTTTTTAGATAATCATCTTCATCACATACTAAACCATCACCTGTAATTGCTTGTACAATTGAATTTATACATGAAGCGTGTGTTGATGATTGATTGTAAAGTGAAATAAGGTATTCTGGGTACTGATTATCAGCACCAAATTTCATATATTTAGGACAATCTGGACTGTCGTCTCTATATGGGTTAGTTTCTCTATCGAATCCACTTTTAGCGAATTCTTCTTTACGTTTGATAGCTGAGAAGTTAAATTTCTTGTTTTCCATTAGTTTTGATATGTGTTAAAGGTACCGTTTTCATTATTTGATACATAATCTGTTATAGCTGGATCGTTCGAACCTGAGACCCATACTCTTTCTGTATCAATGAAACCACCATCATATTTTCTATTTAGATATTTTTGGAACGTTGCCCATTTATAATCTAAAACTGCAATTGGTTCATTATTATCAGCCCATTTTAGTGCTGTAACATTCCATATTGCATCTTGAAATACACTTACGTACGGTGATATGTCTGCAAACCACTGTCCTGAAGCGGTAGGTGCTTGATTTCTATTAGATTGTACTAATAACCATCCGTCACCACCTTGTGTTTTATTAGATATGATGCTACCTGATAATTCCCATTTACTTTGATCATAACTACTAGTTAGTGAATACAAGGCTTCAGAAGCGCTCACTTGGTAATTTACCCAAAGTGCACTTGTATCTGTCCCGCTGCTACTGTAATTTAGTCTAATCATCGTCTAAGAATAAATATGTTTATTGTATAAGATAGATATTAAAAAAAAGGGGGTCATTTATAGACCCCCCAATTTTTAAGAATATATTTAAGATCCTACAGTTATACCCGAAAGTACACTTGTTAAGACAGATCCACTTACTTCACTTGCTGGGAATGGTTCATCCCCTGTAAATGTTAGTGTGTATCCGTTTAGGTCTCCAAAAGCTGTCCCCGTTTGTCCAGTTCCTCCTGATAATGTCATACCGTTTTCTTGGCCTAAATAGAAAAATTGTCCTATTCCACCGTCTTCAGTTCCATTATTAGTTTGAACTATAATCTTTAAGTCTGGGTTCTGTGCAAGAACTTTAACCTGATTACGAGTTGACGACTGTAGTTTTTGGAATGGAGCGTTTACTACTTGTTCGTAATAAACAGTACCATTTTCAATACTACTGTTAATAGTTTCTGTAAAGTCACCTGTGTTTTTAGCAAGTTCGAATAAAAAGAACGTACCTGATCCACTGATAGCTGTTAATAAACCATTATTTGCGCCTGTTACTGAACTAACTGAACCACTTAATATATAAATTTGACGAAGTCCACCCATGTTGTCTCTACAACCTAGTTGAAATCCTGATGTAATATCACATGCCATAATTTTAAGTTTTATTTGTTAGTTAATAATCGGTTAATGCTCTTAGTTTACGTCGTTAGATACCCAGTAATGAGGGTGTCCAATTTGAGTACCTAATTTGTTTCTCAATCTGTATTTGATAGTATCAGAGTTGATATCATACCAAAGTTGATAGTTACTTGTATCTGAAATAAGATCACATCCTACGAATGCATCACTTGCAGGTCCTAGTACTACTCTCTCTTTGTTACGTAATCCCCATCCACCTACGATAACCACGTTAGGGTATCCTGGTAATGGAACTTCGTAAAATCCGCCTCTTGACTTCACTGAAGTTGGGTCAAAGTGGAATAAGTTCTGAGTTGTAAGACCGTTGATGATTCTTTGGAATACTTTTATACCACAGAAGAAAGTTAAATCACTAACATCTAAGATGTTTGGATCAGCAACTTCTAACATTCCTGTTAACTGTGCGTATGCAGTAGATCCTGTAATTGGAGTTGCAGATGCCCCAGTAGCACTTACTACATTAGCAGTAGAACCACTAATTAGTTTGTGAAAACCGTCAGCTTCTGGCTCTACAGATGATCCAGGAAATTGTGATCCTGAAACTGCGTTCCAAATAAAGTTATCATTGTCTTGTTGAGCTTTAGCTACTAATTCAGTAGTTAAGTCATTTAATAAACTGAAAGTCTCTTCGTAAGATCCTTCAGGTAAAGCAGATATACCTAGGTATTTCTGAGTAAGTGTTTGAAGATTCCAAGCATCGAAAGCTGTTCTCTTCGTAACAGTAATGTTTCTTTGAGTAAATATTGCTGAACCACTTGGAGTAGTTACTGCATCACCACCTTGAAAATAAGGTATAACAGCAACCTTGTTCAAAGGCTCTTGATATTTAATCCCTTCTTGAATACTTACATACTCAGCAGTGTTGCCTTTGTAAATAGTCTGAAGTAAAACTTTACCTGCTACTTCGTTGTTAAAGTCTGCTAATGCAGCTACATTTAATCCCATAATAGTTTAAGTTTAATTTTAATTATTTGTTAGACATTCTCTTCAACATTGCGTTGTAGCGTTTGTCTGCTTTTGTTGTGCCTTCCGCTCTGGAAAACTTGATTGCTGGAACAGTCTTATCAGCTGCTGGTTCTGAACTAAATGAAGACATTTTTTCTTCCATGGATTTCATTTTGTCATCCATAGACTTCATTTTGTCTTTTAATTCTTCTACTTTCGCCTCAACTACTTCTCCAATTACTTCGATAACGTCTTCTAGCTTAAATCCGCCTGCGTTAATTAAGTCTTGCTTCTCGTCTTTAATTCCATCTAGATATCCTTCTTCTTCAGCATCTGTTCTTGCATCCATCTCGTCTTCCTTAGAAGCAAATGCGCCTTCGTCTGCTTTATCACCTTTCTTAATTAAATCTTTAGCTTGTGGATCTTTGTCCTCTTCGACCATTTTGTCTTCCGACTTTAAGTCTGCTGAACCTTCTCCTTTAGCGTCTGGATATTTAAGACCCGTGATTTTAGAGTCTCTATCTAAAATAAATTGGATACCAGATGTTGATACGTGTTCTCCTTCAGGTGCTTCTACAAAATTCCCTTTGTCATCCTTAATGTATAAGATTTGACCAAGTTCAAATTTGCCAGCTTTCTGGTTAGATACTTTCGAACCATCTTCTAGTTCCGCTTTATCGAATTTTTCAACGTTTGCTTCGACTAAATTAAAGTGTTGTTTTACTAACTCTTTTAATTCATTTTTAGTCATAGTAAATGTTTTTGAAAAAAATTATTGATGAGGCTACTTGCCTCATTTCGTTAATCATAAATATCCGTATTCTCCCACTTCTTTTACAAAATCTGTTGGCTTCTGTTGTACTCCTTTGTATATTGCATACGTATAATAAAAATAATATATGAGAACATTTTACAACACAAAAGATTCATGGCCTAAAGTATGTATAGCATGTGCTAAACGCGGTGAAGAAACAATTCTTAACCCAGGCATTAACATTTACTTATCAATGTTTAAACGTGCTATTTACAAATGTAAGACTTGTAAATCAAAACAATCTAAAATCGAACACGAAGAAAAATGGAAGTTGCCTTGGTTTAGAGTAAAAAAAGCTGAATACCTAAAAGCATATCAAAGAGAAACCGATGCTGGTGTTTATGCTGTATATGAAGATTTAGATATCATTTATATCGGTCAATCTACTATGCCAGAACAACGTCGTGTAGCACATTTTTCTAAACACATTAAACCAATTAATAAATGGCAACCTAAAATACCTTATGATTTAGCTACAGGCAAATTAGATAGGACTAGATTATCATTTGATATGATTGAGTATGTTGATAATAAAGATGATCGTTTAATAAGAGAGAAATATCATTTAGAACAACACAAATTAGCATTTGGTGATTATCCTAGATACAATACAGATTCTACAGGTAGAAAACGAGGACATATTATAGATAAAAGAAAGGATAGCTAACGAGGTTCCGTTACGTGCTATCCCTTCCTAAAAGAAAAAAATATATAAAAATATATACAATAAAATACAAACATAAAACCAATGGACTAGTTTATGTTGTACAAGTATAAATATATTATTTATCTTCCCATTGCTGTAAACAAACAACGAAACGTTGCTTGCCATCTGGGAATTCTTTACGCATTATATCTGATGTAACACATCTAGATAAAAAATCGTCTTTCTTTTCGGTTGGTTTAGGATTTGGTAAAGGCATATTCTTGTTTATTTGCTAAAATTGTTTTATCGTTAAAAATACCTTCAACACTAAAGCCTTTTACTGCTCCTGTCTTGATGTATTTGTCCCATATTTCTTCGTTGTTTACTTTATAAACTCCGAACCAACTACCTTTAGGTAAATTGTATCCATATGAGTTAGACTTGTCATTTTTCTCATCTGCTACTAGCCATGATTCTACTAATGTTAAATCAGCTACTTTTCTATCTGGATCATGTTCTATGTTTACAGAATCAATTAATTTATTTTCCATCAATTTATATGATAGTTTTTTAATACCTGCAGAATCAAAGAATACATAATATTTTTCTCCTTCCTCATCAAATCGAGGTATTAATTTATCAGGTACCATAAGTGGTCCTGCTAATTCCATTTTATCACCAACCGCACTAAATTCAAATTGACCTTCAGGTACACCTGCTTCAATTTCATTTAATGTTCTTGCTTTAGGATTTACTTGTGAGCCTTGTTGTGCTCTAGGTCCTCCTAATATTTCTTCTAGGATCGGGTTTTTGGCAGATCGTTTATTATTGGTATCATTTCTTTTAAAGAATTTTTGTACCCAACTGTGTCTACAGTTAAAACTGCCTTTGTATACAAATATATCGTATGTACTAAATTCCTCATTAGCACCAAATAATGACATATTGTTTATGTCTTCTAATCTGTAT